CTACAGGTTTTGTAGGCATATCTTCAGTAAAAGGTGGAATCTGATTTCCATATCTAGCCATTGAGCTACAATTTATAAATAATCTAACTTTATTATGCAGAGCTGCTATGGCTGTAGATAAAGTACCTGATACTATACTAGTCGCAGTTATGGTTGGACTAAAAACGCTTAAACCTTCATAAGGTAAAGCTGCTGCGTGAAATACTATATCTGCTCCACTCATAGCTGTTTTTAAAAAATCAGTATCAAGTATATCTTTATTATGATATTCTACAGAAGAAGGTATATTATCTTCTATACCGCCTATCCCGTTGTCTATACCACTAACTTCATATCCTTTGTTAAGTAGATACTTTGCTAGATTGCTACCGACTAAACCTGCGATACCTGTAATAAATACTTTTGTCACCAAGTAAATTCCTCTTTATACATATTAACTAAATTTTTTAACTCTGATGAAAAGTCTTTAGTAGGTTTCCATCCTAGTCTTATTAAACGATCGCAGTTAATTCTATATCTTATATCTTGTCCCGGTCTATTATAGGAAAAATCTAAGTAATTTTCAATACCACTAACTTTATTATCAAAGTAATAATTTATAATTTGTGTTACTGTATCTAGATTATTTTGTTCATAACCAGATGATATATTGTATATATTATTAATTAATCCTTTTTCAAATATTAATAACATAGCAGATACTGTATCATCTACATGCGTCCAGGTTCTTAGAGGAGCCCCGTTATTATGAAGCTTAATTTTTTTATTTCTAGATAGCCTCTTTACAGCTAGAGGAATTAGTTTTTCAGGGTATTGTCTAGGACCATAGTTATTAGAAGGACGAACTATTATAAATTGTAATTTATGCGTTCTGTTCCAGCTTTGAATTAATAAATCTGCTGCAGCTTTTGTAGCCGCATAAGGATTACTTGGATTAATTTTAGCAGTTTCTGTATTAGGTACGGGACTATTATCGCCATAAACTTCATCAGTTGATACTTGAAAAAATAGTGGCTTATCAGATCGTAATAATAATTTCTTATTAACTATGTTTAATAAGTTTTGAACTCCTTTTATATTAGATTGAATAAAAGAAGAATCATCAAATGTAGAGTTATCTACATCGCTTTCAGCAGCCAAATTAAATATTACATCACATTCTGGAAGCCATTTAATATCGCATATATCATCAACAATTAGCTTAAAAGTTGATTTATACTCTTGTTCTAAGCTTCTTATAAAAGATACGTTTGCAACATAGCTTAATTTATCTATACCATAAACACGCCAACCTTGTATTAGTAGTTTATGTGTTAGTGTTGATCCAATAAATCCGGCGCAGCCTGTTACTACAGCAATTTTAGTCATTAGTTATCCTGTAATGGGTAAACATACAATATTCTCATATAATTTTTTTGAATTGGGTAAGTCAAAAAACGGCTTATAATATTTTTTTGCGTCTTCATTAGGATACTCTGATATAAGAGTATATTTATCGTGTACAAGAGGTAAACAATTAGGAAAAAACTTATCGTGATCACTATAGTTAGTAAAAAGACTAATATGTGTATTTATATACTTATATATTTTTTTAAAATAATTGTCTCTATAACTATATGCTAGCTCATCTATGTCAAATTGATCCCACCATTGAAGAATAGCAGCAGCTGACAGTTCACTCATTTTATAGTTATTCCCAAAGTGAGAAGCTTTATCTGCATGTATACCAAAGTTACACGCAGCTCTAACTTCAGTCTCATAGCATTTATCAACTATAGCTAAACCACCTTCTCCAAAACCTATTGGTTTAGTATGATGAAGAGATATGTAAGAAGCTGTACCAAAATTACAGCTATTTATACCTTTGTATAATGAATAAGGAGAAGCAGCATTATCAAATATAACTAATTGATTATATGTTTTAGCATGTTCTAGTATACTATCTATATTTTGTAAATGTCCAAAGCAGTTGGTAACTACTAAAATAGCATCTTGTTCATTTGCTGTGTCACGAAAAGCCATTTGTTGATTATTGTCTAAGTCAACTGGTGAAGCTAAAGAGTGACCTTGAAAATTACAAGCAAAAGTAAAATCTTGAGAAAAAACACGTAGCTTTCTATCATGTTTTCTAAACATACCAAGCAGTATAGCTTGATAAGCACTAGCGCCACTAGAAGTAGCAATAACTGCTTTTGATTCATCAATTTTTAGCATAGTGCGCGCACGCTGCTCTAATAACTGTACAGCAGATCCATAATTAGAAAATTGATTAGTTGATTGAGCAGGTTCTAGATACTTAGAAAATACAGTATAGTTTATATATTTTTTCTGAATAAAATTACTCATTATACTATAATCCTGTTATATATAGTTTCCCAATCTACTCTAGGAGTAATGCAGTATTCTTGTAAGTGAGTTGCTACTCCAGGAACAGGAGAAATTGCCGTAGCTTGAGCAAAGGCTTTCCAAGTCCAAGAATCATCTGCAAATACTCCAGCGCGTAATAGGTCATATTTAAAGGTAGACCAGGTTTTACCGCGAGCAGCAATAGTTAACGTACCGCAAGGTACTGTTCTAACATGCCCTACAGGAGTATTGTGCAATTCACAGTATTTATTTTTATCTGTTGTATACCTATCAGGATAGTCATACGGAACAAAAAACCCTGTAAATTTAGCATCAAATATAGATTTAAGTACATTAATAGCATTTGGTGTATGTAGATAGTCATCTTCGCATACATAAATTATCTCATCTGGGTTTTGTTCAGATAACTCTACTAGTGTTTCCATAAGTTCCATGCAAGAAGCTGGTAAAACAGGATTGTATTGTGGAAATGGGTGTTCAGCTCTAAGAGTAGCTAAAGGAGCTATATTTATTATACTAAATTGAGCCTTTGTATTAGAACGCATCCATTCTAACGTTTCTTCTGAGGTATTATCATTTATTATTATAATTTGATCAGCGTCACATAACCCTGACTGCAGTGACTTATAACATTTTCTAATTATCTCTAGCTTATATCTTCCGTTCCATCTAGGAGCATCTTCTGTACCATCACTCAAAGATCCTGGGGATAAGTTAGTTTCACAACTTCTAAATAATACTATCAATTGTCAATCCTTTTTAAATAGTCTTTAGCTATGCTATACCAATCAATATATGGAGAGTCTAAGCCTTGTTGTAAATGTGTTGTCCATCCAGGAAGTGGTGAAAGCGCAGGAATTAGACCAAAGGCTCTCCAGGTCCAAGAGTCGTCTGCAAATACGCTTGCTCTTAGCATTTCGTATTTAAAGTGCAACCAAGTTTTACCTCTTCCTATAAAAGTAGGAGTAGCACTTTTTACTGTACGTAAATATCCGCTATTAGATAGATGTAACCTAGTCCAACTATTTTCTGGTTTGTAATTATCAGGATAGTCGTAAGGAACAAAAAATCCATCAAAATTAGACTCTTCATAAAATCTTTTTACATTGGTTATTGAGTCTGGTAAATGAAGATAGTCATCATTACAAAAATAGTATAGTTTATTAGGATCTGCTTCTAGATGTGGTATAAAGTATTCATACTGAGGTATAAAGTGATTTACTCTAACTTCGCAGTATTGAGCATATGGATGATTACCATAAGGAGGTGTGTGTTCATCTATAGTTGGAATATTTTTTACTAATAATTTAGACTTAGATACTGAATATAACCACTTCATAGTTTTATCAGATACACCAGCAGCTATAATATGCACAGTATCTTCTGGTGTTAAGGCTTGTTGCAAAGAATACCAACAAGCTTTTAATACTTCTGTTTTAGTTAAATCTCTGTATCTAAAAACATTAAGAGACATATCTGATATTACACTAATTGGTGCTCTATTAGCTTCTGAAATAGTATAAAATACTTCCATTTACTTTACCGGTTTTTTATATATTACGCCTGATTGAAAAAACTCACGAGTGGACAAGTTGTCAAAAACACACTCTCCTGAGCTAATAGTATTATCGTCTCCAATAGTTACTCTTGGTGTTATAGTAGCCTTACTACCAAAAAAATTACTGTTACCAACTTTACAATACCCTAAAATAGTTGCGTAAGGTGATAGGATATTATAATTATTTAACACACAATCGTGATTAATACTAGAATATACGTTAAACAAATTGAAATTACCTATATGCGCATCTGCATTTACAAGGCTAAAGGGGCAAAACACATTTCCTATACCAATCCTAGCTATATTAGATATATAAGCATGATTGCTATACATAGAAGGAAAGTATTCCTCTGTCGCAGGATATCTAGATAAAAAATGCTGTATAAATCTATTTCTCCAGTGTTTATTACCCGTTCCTAAAATAAAAGACACATTTTCTGGGTAGGTAAACTCTGTTGCACCGTGTGTATCACTAAAAATAATAGCCTTATTGTTGTTTAGAACAATAAAGCCTCCAAAAAGTATATCAGATGATCTTGCTATAAATTGCTCATATATTTCATGAGCAAAACCGCCGTATCCTAAAATATAATAAATTTTTGCCATTTTATAAATGTAAAGGGCTATGCATACATATGCATAGCCCTTTATTTACTATTAAAAGTTAAGTTCAAGTGTTACATACAGCTCACTATACTTAAAGTTTTCGTCAAGCTGCACAGCTGATTCTACTTCAAAATTATTGATAGTATATCTAGCTCCAATGTCTAGTCCAGTAAAACTTAAATCACGAAGGTTTGTTTGGGTATATGCAAAAGCTGTTAATCCCTCTGTAATTGAATAGCTAAGCTCTAGTTCTTGATTAGCTATAAAATTATCTGCTTCTACTTCATAAGTAAAAGTGCTAGCGCTATCTAGTGCAAAACCTTTACCTAGATCAGCTGCTTTTACTGATGTAGCAGAAAGTGCTAAAGCAGCAGCTAAAATTCCAATAATATTTTTCATTTTATTTCCTTTGAATTTAAAAAAGCCCGTTCTGTTTCTAGGTGGAGCTTATACCCACAGTACTTAGGCAGCTAGTGCGTAAGCCTTAGGAGCAAAGTTATCGTTTGCATTTAGTTTAATCTTGCGGTTATCAGTCGCTTGCGCACTGGATGACGAACTTGATTTTTTGCATGAATCGATCCCAAGTCAGGCCCATCAAAGATACACAGGCCCCCTCTCGGATTACATGGCTGTATGACACCATCCTAAATTCAACGTAACGTGCATACTCAGTGAGTTACGCCTTTCCTATGTATCTATGGTGGACCTGGACGGAATTGAACCGTCGTCTTCTCTACATATTACAAATTCTTATAATCTACTATTTCATCACTTTAGTAGATATTCTGGATAGAAACCGTAGTGTATTTCTCTATGACAATTAGCACAAACTAATATACATTTATCTATTTCTTTAACTAGTGTTTCTTTAGAATGTGATCTTAAATCTTTTATTTCGTATTCTTTTTTAGAAGGGTCAATATGATGAAACTCTAGAGCTTCATTACATTTATCATATCCACAAATTTTACAAGAATAATTTCCTATTATTTCTAATATTATTGTGTGTATTCTAGTTTTAGAGTGTTGTTCAGCGCATTGTTTACATTTTGCTTTATATTTCTTTTTACCGTTAGGCTGATACCCATTTGAATAAAAATTAGAAACAGGCAGATTATTTTTACAGGTGCTACAGACTTTATTTGTATCTTCAGCAATATTTAATATTGTTTCTCTATATTGTTTGTAAAAATAAAAGTTAACAGATGTATTTTTGCTTTTATGTAATAAATCACCAAACATAGTTTTTAAACCGGCACTGACTTTTTGTTTAGTGAGTTTATCTTTTAAATAAACACTTGGGGCTACTGATGTTTGTAATACTGCTTTTAGTAAACTATCGTAGTTTTCTACATTACTATTTACTATTTTAGACAATACAAATTCTTCATATTTCATATTTTCTCCTAACAGAAAGTAGGGGTTTGCGGTTAGGCGCAAAACGAGGCTCATGACTTCCTCTCCCCTTCTGAGTTTTATTTTCAATCTACGTTATAGATTATACTTAAACTGGTCACTTCTGTGTTTTGCTGTAGTTTATAGTATTCTGTAACAGCTGCTCGTAAAACTGTAAAATCTATTATCTCAGTTTTGACTAATATAAAAGAGTCAGTTAAAATAACTTGAGTCAATGGCAACTTCTTTCACAGAACCTTGAACAGTTGACCAGTTAAAGACTCTAAAATTATCAGCTTCTATGTCCCACACTAGTTCCATATTAGGGGCATATTGTTTTTGTGCGCCTGATCCAACAATTTTTTGATCTAAGAATGACTCAGGTAAATCTTCAATACGAGCAAAAAGCATTTCACGAATTTGTCCGTTTTGTTTTTTAAATTGTCCTTTGTATACTTTCATTTATATCTCCATTGATATAAACTATAATAGCATACACTATAGCACTAGGCTACTGACTTTTTACTTTGCGTAGCCTGACGCTTCTTACGATTTTGTTTTATTTGCTGTTGCTCAAGACGAACAAGATTTTGTTCAATTTTTTGACGTTTTTTAATCCATCTACGTTCGCCTGCACGTTTATCTAGCCGTTTACGCTCTCCAGCAGAGATAAAATGTTGACGATCTCGTAATTCACGAGTTTCGCCTTCTTCGTATAGCTTCTTTTTTAAAATACGTAGAGCTTTGCCTACGTCATTATTTCGTACATATATTTTCATTAAATCTATCTTACTTAGTTTTAGTTAGTTTGTCTACTAAAATTTTGCTGTAACCAACCGAGCTAGTTAAAACATATAATAAACATTGATAAAAGTGCTAAAAAGCAAGCATATTTATTTTATGCTTGCTTGTTGTTAATTTTAAT